AGTTGCGCCGCTTGGTGTTGAAACACCACCGCCGCCACCGCCGCCGGCGGAGATGCCACCACTTAAACCGCCGCCAGTAACGCCGCGGCCGGTGACACCACCACCACCGCCGCCGGAGATTGCTCCCGGAGCCCCACTTGTTGCGAATCCACCGCCGCCGCCGCCATCTCCACTATTGGCCAGAGCGTTTGCTCCAGCTAATACGGCAGCACCAATCGCCACAGCTGCAACGCCGAGAAGCGGATTGAGTGCGAATGCAGAAGCTACACCGGCCACGATTGCGGAAGCTTTAAGAGCGTTGTACACGGCGATGAGACTTTTGACCGCTGCAATTGTCGCAGTGACTCCAGCTGCAATTTTTGACACGACGAAAATTGTGCCAATCACTCCGCCGAGAATGATGAGTTCATCTTTGAAAGCCACGACAGTCTTGATTAGACCTCTGATGCGTTCGCCCCATTCGAATGCAGCTGTGGCGGATTGATCTATCCCATCCACGAATCCATTTTGACCAGTCAGACCAGCCACGAAAAGATTTACATTCGGAATCACGACATTGAGAAGATATGTAGCAAGCCTTTCGACTACCGGAAGAAGAGCTGCGCCAATTGATTCTTGCGCTTCATCGATTGCAATTTTGACGCGCTCGAATTTCTTTGCTGTTGTTTCAGCTTCATTCTCTGCAAAGTTTCCGAATGTGCGAGTGAGCTGCTCCATGATTGCATTGGTGTCTTTTGATTTGAGCAGATTGGCATCAAGTCCAAGTCCAAGACGGCCGAGCGATGTGGCGTTGCCGTCGTAAGCTTTACCAAGTGCATTCGCCGCCGATTGCAACGGCACTGAAGTGGCCGCCGAAATATCAAGCGCAAGATTGAGAAGCTTTTGTGCTTCTTCGACATCATTCGTTGATCTTGCAAGTCTGGAAAATGCTGGACGAAGTTGGTCGTCTGTCACGCCTATAGCAAGAGCTGTTTTATCAATCCAAGCACCGGTCGCGGCTATTTGTGCATTGGTGGCCGATGTAGAAGCTTTGAGAGTCTCTGTGAGCTTGCGCTGTGCAGCTTCATCGTCCAGAGCGTTCTTGATGACTTTTGCTGCGTATGCTCCGGCAGCTGCTCCAGCTGCGGCGAATGCGAGAGCTGCCTTCTTGCCGAAGTCTGTGACACGATCGCCGAAGCTTTGAACTTCACCGGTCGCGCTTTTGACTCCCTTTTTTAATTCATCGAGATCAGCGTCGAAAGTGATTTTGACTTTTGGAATTCCAGCCATTACGCGAGCCCCACTTTCTTCACGACGTCTTGAATGAGTTGGATGTATTCCTTAGCCACTATTGGCGTGTAGTAGTCCACGGCCGGATTGATCCAATAGCCGCCCTTCTTCGGAGCAGCTTTGAATCGGTTGGTGTACTTACGACCGAGCGAATCTTCACCGGCGTGACCGCCGAATTCTGTGCCCCATAGAAGAGCTCCGGCAGCTGCTTGATTCTGACGCACTCTTGTCTTGCCATTTTTAGAAGTCTCGCCGCCGTATTTGCGACCGACCTTCTTTGATCCACCGACATCGACACGAATGAGACGATCGCGTGGAGTCGAAATTGATTGTGCAACGAGACGAGTCTGTGGAGCTGGAGCACCATGCGAGAACATGAGAAGTTGACCAGCTAGACGCTTGGACATCATCTGCGCTTGATCACGAATTTCATTCTGCGAATCTTTTGGCAAAGCTGAGAGAAGCTGGAAAAGCTGCTTGAGCTGGTACGGCTCGACTTGGATCGTGACACGACCTTGGCCGCTAGCTGTTGCCATTTCTCTTCTCCAGAATCTCGATTGCTGTGTACACGTCTTCAGCTGTTACGAATTCGCTCCGAGGCTGACCTGTCGCGATGGCCAGCTCCCAGAGCATTCGATTTACACTTCCGACGTCGTAGCTTTTGGGCTGGAGTCACCGACTTGAATGTCTGAGACTCCTTCTGCCCATGCTTCGAATGGCTTGACCGGCTTGCCAGCTGCTTCGCGCTTCATCGCGTGATACGACAAGAAGAGAAGATCTGCGACTCCGATCTTGTCTTGCGCTTGGCTGATGGTGTGGCCTGTCTTTTGCTCCCACTTCATCCACTCCGGTGGAGCGGCTGTGTAGGTAGCTTCTTCGCCATTTGAATATTGAATTGTGATTGGTAGTTTCATTTCATGCTCCCGATTCTGTTTAGGTTAGAAAGTTTCTGACGGTGTTCCCACTACTGTGAATGATAGCGATACAGTCTGCGCGCTTGGTGCAGCACCGCCGACGCTTGGAAATACCGGCATGACGTTGAATGCAAAGACCGCTCCTGTTGCAGCTGTAAGAGAAGCCGCGAGAGTTGTATTTGGTGCAGTCTCGCACGCTGTCCAGAGAGCTTCGCAAAGTGACGAAGCTGCGCCCCAGTCTGCAAGCATTTCGACATCAAAAGTCCACTGATCATCTATGTGACGGTAGGCTTTTCCATCAAGTGTTTGATATACGTCAATGGTTGGTGAGTTGGTGAGTGTTGCTGAAGTTGCTTGTGCGTCGTAGCTTACAGTCGCGATCGTCAATATCAGATCGCGTCCGGTGATGACGGTCGTGGCCATTTTTGGTGCTCCTTAGTTTGTTTGAGTGTATCGAGTAGAGACTTCGATTTCGGCTGCCAAGATTTCAGATCCCGAAGCGAGAAGCTGCGGAGTCGGATTCGAGATATTGCCGATTTCGTATCCAGCCGGCAAAGCGGCCAGAATGCTGATGATTAGACGCTCGATGTTGTCGAGCGAAGCTGCGTTGGAATATGAAGCGACGCCCACGGCGATCATAAGATTGACCTTGGTGCGCACGGCTGTCTTTGTAAATACTTCGATTTCAAGATATGGATTCATCGGGAGCACCGCTGCGAATGGTACGATTGGCGACTCTGGAATCGAGTCGTACACGTTAGCCGTGATTGATGCGAGCTGAGTCTTTAATACTCCACGGACATCGACGGCGATGGATGACGCTGGCACTATTGCACCATAGTCTCGACGTCGAGATATGGCTGAAGCAAAGATGAGACGCGATTCATGAGACTGCGACCCATGCGATACGGCGTGCCGGTAAAGTCCACGCCTTCAATCTGGCCGCCGGCAGCTGTGCGACTCTGGAAAATTTCAATTGATACGGCGTACATCGCGCTCTCGATTGCCGGAGTCGCTGCGTATAAAGTCGCTGCGCCATATCCGGAAAGAGTAGCTGTGCCGTTAGGAATGATTGGACGGCGAGTGACATCTGCATTGGTCAAAGCTGCCGTAAAGTAAAAGTCTGAGACTTTGACGACTGTGTGAGTCGCTGAAAATGGTGCTGGAAGTCCGGCCACGATAACCGATTGACCGATGACGAAATTGTGTGGCCGTGATGTGTAGAAGTATGCGACGTTATCTTTGAGCTCATAAGCATCGACCGAGACTTGATTTTGGACGAGAAGCGGCAGAATGACATTCTCTGCCGAGTCAATTATCTGGTCGAGATAAGCATCACTGTAGAGAGAAGAGCTCACACCAAGGACGGATCGCAGCTGCGTGGCTGTGATAATTGATGGCATGAGCTCTTCCCTTTCTACTGCTCGACCGCCTTCGGGAGCGACGACGGTCGATGATTGGTTTTACTTATTGTTGCGGAATGCTCCACCAGCAAGCTTGACGGCGCAAGCTCCGAATGAATAAACACCGACGGAGATTGATCCGTCTGCTGTTGATTCTGCGCGGAGTTGGTATGAAGTTCCTTCGTACCATGTATAAGCCTCTGGATTTACGATGATGAGTGATCCATCATCTGATCCGGCTGGAGCTGAGAAGTCAGCATATAGATCTAGACCGGCGATGTTGCCGCGAAGAGATGTTGGTGAGACGTTACCAGCTGCGTTCATTGGTTGAGCCGCGTTGTAGATTGGACGTCCAGCGTCGTTTAGTGACATCGCGTTCGCCCATTGTGAAGCTCCCATGACGATGTTAGTTGCGAAGCGTTGTGTGTTTGTATAGACGGAAGCAGCTCCGCGAGATACATATTGAAGAAGCTCTGAAGCTGTTGGAAGAGCTGCAAGTGTTGTCGCATCCACTGTCGCATTGGTTACGAGAATGTTATTGACATAAGCATTCTGCGCCTTAGCCATGGCAGCTACCATATTTCGGAGCAGCTCGTCATAGAAAAGTGGGCTAGTGCGTGTCAAAAGCTCCACGCTGAAATTTTGCTGGCCAGCGAATTTTTGAATCGAGACCGGAATGAACTCTGACTCCATATTTGTATCAGAGAATGCATCGCCTTCTGCTTCGACTGCAACTGTTGGCACCACTGTGATCTTTGGAATCTCGAAAGTCATGCCGGCATCTGGAAGAGTACCGCGTGAGATTGCATCGATTGACGGACGGATTGTGTTTGATAATCCGTTCACAACTTCAGCAAGCTGGCGTGTAGGTACGAGACCAGCTGAATCGGTTGTGTTGTTATCGGCTGCGAGAATGTACTGACGAGCATTTTCTGATCCGAGTGCAGCTTGCACCTTGTTTTCAAGATACTTCGCAGCTGTGAATTCAAGGCGTGGCTTTGATGTGAATCCGCCGGATGGTTTTGAGTTGGCTGTAACTGACTGAGCGGCTTCTACCGTCTCCACGGCTGAAGCGTCTGTGACGGTGTTTTCCACTTCGTCTCCTTCTGTTGGTATTGCATCCGGCTCCACGGTGGAGTCAGAATCTTCTTCTGTGGCTTCTTCTTCGCCCTCTGTAGCTGCGACGTCTGAGACTCTCGCAGATCGCACGGCCGGCTCTGTGACAAGTGCGACGCCTGTGAGCTCGCCCATGAGCACGCGCATCGTGCCGTCTTTTTCCATGACATATTCGTCCACTGCTAATTCGATGGAGAATCCGTCGCGGAGTCCATCCATAGCTTCAGCGATTGCATCTGATCCGGCTGTCGTGTTTGAAATTTTGAAACTTGCGTCGATTGAATTCTCATTGAGAGTCATATCGAGAGTCTTGCCAATTGGTCGAGTGCGATCGTGTTCGAGATTGAGCTTGACTGGTGATGGCTTGATTGATCCTTTTGCGAAGACGACTTTGCCGGTTGAAGCATTGGCTGGCTCTTCGAATGCAACGATGCGGCCGCTGATGATTCGAGTTTCCGAATCCGCAGCTGTAATCGTCATTGGTGTAGTTAGCTTCATAGCAGCATATCCTCTTCTTCTCTTATTTCTTCAACGCTCATCGCGCCGATTCTGTTGAGTATTTCGTACACTTGCGCGCGTTCGTGTGGATTGCCACGCAAGAAGTCATCAAGATCGAATCTCACTTCGTTTCCGAGTGATGTGAAATCTTGGAATGATAGACGCTGCTCGATTATGCTCATGTAATTTCTAAATGCGAAGTCCACGAGATCGCGCCTTTTGTCTAAGGCGTTGGAGTAGGTGAAGCTCGATTGCTGTGAGTCTGTGAAATATGCCGGAATTCCGCAAGCGCGTGAAAGCTCTAAGCTAACGTAGTTACGGCCTTCATTGAGCTGAATTGATTTTGGATCGAAGCCCATTGTCTCCATTGATACATCTGCATTGAGATAGACGACGGATTTCTTGCGACGTGATGCGAATGCTGAAAGTAATTTTGATACGCGATCGGCTGGCAAAGATGTGCCATTGGATTTGAGAATCATTTGTGGAATTGGATCTATTGCAAAATCCATCGCCGCTTTTTCAAGTGCGGCAGCTGCGCGGATTGTGCGACCAGCGCGAGAGAGTAATCCTTCATCGTTTCCGGCAAAGACGACAAGATCATTCGGATCGATATATGCGCCATCAACGGAATAGAAGCTCACTTCGAATCCCATGCCGTTAGTTGTAATCGTTACGCGCTCCGGCGCAATTCTTTCCATCGCGCGAATTTTTCCTGTATCTGCATATCTTTCCATGACGCGAGCGAATGCGTACGGATGGAAGAAGAGATCCGAAATCATCCAGCTCCAGAATACAGATCCGGGAATCCGTGGATCCGGTTGATTGATGACGCGCGGCTGTGCAACTTTTTCGCCGCTGGCTGTGTTGCGAGTTTCCATTGGAAGAGAAGCAATTGTCTGCATTACTGAAAGCGAGCGCGCAATTGTTGGAATGCTCATCGCTTCGGCGCGAGTGGCTTGCGTAAATCCTGAGAAGAAGATTGAAGATGTTTCGGAATAATACGGAGCGACGCTTGCAGCTTCGACGTCGCTGGAGTTTTGTGGCGCGTTGGTTTTTACCGGTGCGAATCTATCGAATAATCCCATGCGTGAATTCTAAGTCACGCGGTACACCTAGCCGACCATGATGTCAAGATCCGTCTCTGGTCGTGTCGCGAAGTGTGTGACCAGTGCAGCTCCTACAGCTGCGCAGACAGTAGCTTGCGAAGCTCTGCGACCGATGACCCATCCGCCGTCTCCATAATTCAATCGCGTCGCTGATAGAATCTGCTTGGATAATTCTGCCTGATTTCGGTGCACGAATCTCTTTGACGTCACACTGCCGAGAAGCTCGTCGCAGCTCTGTGAATACTCACTGCCATCAATGGCCACGATTCGGATTCCGGCTGGCTGGAGTCTTGCGGCCACAGCTGACGAAGTTCTCTTTGAATATGCCACGCACTCCGTTGGATACATGCGAGTGTATGGCGCGATGTCATTGGCCACAGCTAGATCGTCAAGATTGATTGGATTCTGCCAAGTGTGCAAAAGCTTGACGAAGAATTTGTCATCACCAATCTTTTGAGCTGCGACCAGAGCTGCGGCACGTCTATCCGGTGCGCAGTCGATTGCCATCCATGTCTGCTTCTCCGGATCCAGATCGATTGTCTCATCCGAGCACTCATTCCATTCTTGACTTGGTATCGCGCTGCTAATTGTGGCGACCCATCGGCAAAGCACTTCAGTGCGCACGACGTCCGGTGGATCATTCATCACAGCTTTGAGATTGTCGATGTGGATTGTGTGGCCGAGTGCTGGATTAGCTGATCGCCATCCTTCCACGTTAGAGATGTCATCTGTGTGCGATGACCATTCTGCGTAAAGAATGTCATCTGCTCCGCCGGCAGCTGCGACAAGTCCGCGCTCGCGTAGCGAATTCAGCACGACAGAATGTTGGTCGCCAGCATTTGAATACGTCCAGAGCTGTGGAGCTTCAGCTGCCATCATGGTGTATCGAAGCGATGCCCATGTGGATTCGTCTTTGAGCTCACGCGTTTCATCGATGTGCACCATCTCCGGCTTTGAAATACCACGC